GAGATGGGTATGAAGAAAGGCCGTAAAGTCAAGAAGATGATGGGCGGCGGTATGATGAAGAAGAAAAGTATGAAAAAAGGCGGTAAAGTTCGCGGTGCAGGTATTGCTCGCAAAGGGATCCGCCCAGTAAAAATGAGGTAATAAAATGATGAAGAAAAAAGGCTACAAGAACGGTGGCGCACTTACAGGTGGTCGAAAAGAATTAGACAAAAATAACGACGGTGAAATATCTGGCGATGATTTTGCAATGATGAGGAAAGACAAAGGTGTAAAGTCTGCTAGAGGCGGCGGCATGATGAAGAAAAAAGGTTTTGCTATGGGTGGCGCGATGAAGAAAAAAGGCATGAAAAAAGGTGGTAAAGTCCGTGGGGCAGGTATTGCTCGTAAAGGTGTACGTCCAGCAAAAATGGTATAGTTTATGAGCGACTACGAAAAGTTAGCTACTAAAGGTAGAGACTACATTAAGAAACTCAAAGAAAAGTTTCGTGAAGGTATGTCAGAAGTGGATTATAAACTCTATAGTATGCAAACAGAAAAAGGGGCAAAAGAGTACAATACACCCTACCCAGAAGTCCCTACAGTTGAAAAGAAAAAAGGTGGTAAAGTCCGTGGGGCAGGTATTGCTCGTAAAGGTACACGTAAATGTAAAATGAGGTAGTCATGTATGAGTACGCTATAAAAGAAGTTGTTAAGATCGTTGATGGCGATACCGTAGATGTTATTATTGATTTAGGGTTTAACCTTTCTAAAAAAGAACGAATACGGCTTGCTGGTATAGACACGCCTGAGAGTAGAACTAGAGACCTAGAAGAAAAAGCAATGGGTCTCGAAGCTAAAAATTATCTAACAAACAAAATTAAGGCTTGCGATGCTTTACGGGTTAAAACCGAGAAGGATGGTAAGTATGGGCGTATGCTAGGCTGGCTATACGACGGAGATGCTAATATAAACATGATAATGGTGACGGATGGTTATGCTTGGGAGTATGATGGCGGCAAGAAAGACAAAAGCCTCGAAGCTCTAAGAGCTATACGAAATGCTAAAGGAGATGATGATGGCGATAAATCGATCACAGATGCAAACACAAATACAACGTCCACCTAATAAACATTCAAAGCTTTCACAAAAACGAAAGAAAATAGCTGCAAGGGAGAGAAAAAGAAAGGATGGCGTATCTACAAAGTAATATACCGTATTTTAAAGCGTGGGTTCGGAGAGAATACACTAAAAATTTAGAAGAATATCATGGAGATTTTTTACACGCTATGGTCGTCGCAGTAACAACAATGCCAAACAGAACACTCAGTTTTCAAGTTATATTTACTGGGTGTGAGTCTGATGATACTGACGACCCAAATGTTCATGGAGGAGCTATGTGGGCACGTATGCCGCTAACAGCACTTGTTGCAGATGTGCCATACGAAGAGTGGCCTACAGAACTTCCCCCTTATATAGCGCAACCTTGGGATTGTATGTCCCATAATCACGCTGTTTATAAGATAGAGAGGGCTTCACCTGCACCCTGGATAGCAAAAGTTGATGGTGAGTTCTTCCCTGCTAAATACTATTTTACTGTGGATTACACGGACAGTGAGGTAGCAGATGACCCCGCACAACATAAACAAAGTCATGTACTTGAATTATTAGACGCAGGAGAGTATACAGGTAATATTGTTGCTTTACCCAACAATAGAGTTCGGGTTACTCACCCTGCGTGGTTTGAAACAGGTCAAGGCGCACCAGATTTTAAACCAAATCAACATACTTTTAATTCAAAAGAAGACGTGTCTTATGTTTGGGATACGCAACGTGTGTTTAACAATATGTATACAGAGGAAGAAGATGCGTAGATATTATAAATCAGGTGGCAAGATTTGTGCCAAAGGTAAGTCTTGGGCAAAACGTACTTTTGATACTTACCCTAGCGCATATGCTAATATGGCTGCCTCTAAGTACTGTAAAGATCCTAACTATGCTAAGGGTAGCAAAGGAAAGAAAAAGTAATGGGTGAGTTAGCAGAGTGGAGAAATCAAGACTGGGTTAGGATTGGTACAGATGGTAAGATTAAAGGTAAGTGTGGTACTTCTAAGGATAAGAAGAACCCAGATCGATGTTTACCTAGAAGCAAAGCAAGTAGTTTAAGTCAGTCACAACGAGCAACGACTGCAAAGAAGAAAAAGCGCGAGGGAGCAAAAGGAAAAACAGTAGTAAAAAACACAAAACCTGCTACAGTACGCCTTAACGGTGGCGGTTTAGCCAGAAAAAGAAGAGATATAGCAAGGGGTTGTGGAGCTGTTCAAGAGTCAAGACGTAAGAAAACTTTATATATTTAGGAGATAAGTATGGCAGATTTAGAAATGATTAGTATTGGTAGCAATCTTGATGGTGACCCTGTTTACCAAGTAGGGAGTAGAAACAGTGATGGTAAAATAATGTTAGCGTCCAACACCATAATGACTGAGGCCGAGGCAAGAGCTATGATCGCGAGTAAAGCATCTGGTGAGGTAATAGAGGCAGTTGCAGAACCTGTAGTAGAAGAAGCGGAAGTAGTTGAAGAAGCTGAAGAGTCTGTAGATGTAGATAGTATGAGTAAGCTACAATTAGAGACATATATGCGTGAACATGGTATTGAGCTTGATCGGCGTAAAAAGAAAAAAGATTTATTAAGTCAAGTAAAAGCGTTTTTTAAGGAATAGACAATGGCTACTTCGGGAACCACCGCCTTTGATATGGACTTCACAGAGATTGCTGAAGAAGCGTGGGAGCGTGCGGGACGCGAGATGCGTTCTGGTTATGATTTAAGAACTGCTCGTAGGTCTATGAATTTAATGACTATTGAGTGGCAGAACCGTGGCATTAATATGTGGACTATCGATAGTGGTACAGTAACACTGGTATCAGGTACTTCACGGTATGATTTACCAGCAGACACGGTAGACCTTCTTGAACATGTGGTACGCACGGATAGTGGTAGTACTACAAAACAATCTGATCTCACCATAAGTCGTATTAGTGTGAGTACCTACGCTGCTATTCCAAACAAGTTAACACAAGGTAGACCTATTCAGGTGTGGGTTGAACGGTTGGCGACTCCAAAAATTAATGTGTGGCCTGTACCTGATAAAAGTGGGTACATATTTGCGTATTGGCGTATACGTAGAGTAGAAGATGCGGGTAGTGGTGTAGAAACAGCAGACATGACATTTAGGTTTTTACCTTGTCTTGTAGCAGGACTAGCGTACCACATAGCCATGAAAATTCCTGAACTTGTTGAAAGAGTACCGATGCTGAAGGCCGCATATGAGGAAGAGTTTGCCAGAGCCGCAAGTGAAGATAGAGAGAAAACCTCCGCTATCTTTGTACCTCGTGTGAGTAGTATTTAACATGGCACGAGCGTTCGCATCTAACGATAAAGCGATAGCAGAATGTGACATTTGTGGGTTTCGTTACAAATTAAAAGAGTTGCGTAACATAATCAAAAAAGGTAAAGATACAAACATAAAAGCGTGTCGTGAGTGTTGGGGGCCAGACCATCCGCAGAATAAATTAGGGATGCGCCCTGTACACGATCCACAAGCAATACGTAACCCACGTCCTGATTTTGCAGGGTATGATAGTAATAGAAATATACAATGGGGTTGGAACCCTGTAGGTGATGGCAAGAACATATATGATTTAACCATTAACAACCTAGAAGCAACTGGAGCTATAGGTGACGTAACAGTAACAACCACATAGAGGTGCAATTATGATGAAGAAAAAAGGTTACGCCAACGGCGGCAAGATGATGAAGAAGAGTTACGCCAACGGCGGTAAAGTAAACACCAAAGGTGGCGCTAAAGGTGGCAAAAAGAAAGAACGTAAAGTTAAAATACGCGGCACAGGTGCAGCCACTAAAGGATTATTTTCAAGAGGGCCAATGGGATAAGATATGAATTATTCTTCGCTCAAAACAAATATAGAAGACATTTGTGAAACTTCTTTTACAGATGATCAACTTGCTATGTTTACGCAACAGGCAGAAGAAAAGATATATGGCGCAGTACAAATACCTGCTCTACGTAAGGTAGATACTGGCCCTTTGGTATCTACAAACAAGCTATACACTCTGCCAAGTGATTATTTGTATACCTACAGCATCTCTATTGTAAGTAGTAGCACGCATACGTATTTACTAAACAAAGACGTTAATTTTTTAAAAGAAGCATACCCTTCTACCGCTAGCACAAAATATGGTTTACCTAAATTTTATGCCCAATATAGCGAAACACAGATTGCATTAGCTCCTACACCTGACGCTAATTACGAACTTGAGCATGTGTATGGATTCTACCCTACATCCATTGTGACCGCATCTACAACATGGCTTGGAGATAACGCAAGTTCTGCATTACTAAACGGCGCATTGGTTGAAGCTATACGGTTCCAAAAAGGAGAACCAGATGTTGTCGCTAATTACGAGAAATTATATATAGTATCTATGGAATTGTTGAAAAATCTTGGGGATGGGTATTTACGTAGAGACGCTTATCGATCTGGGCAGTATAGGGAAAAAGTATAGATAATGGCTTTTACTGGTAATTATATGTGTACATCGTTTAAAGTCGCTCTGTTAAACGGAGAGATGGATTTTAGCTCTGATACGTCTCAGTCTTTTAAGATTGCTTTATATACCTCTGACGCAACTCTAAACGCTGCTACAACCGCCTATAGTACAACAAATGAAGCGTCAGGTACAGGATACACCGCAGGGGGTAACACATTAACCATAGCTACAAACCCTACTAATGATACAGATGGCACTGTGGCTTACTTAGACTTTTCAGATACATCATGGACGAGTTCCTCAATTACAGCGCGTGGGGCGTTGATATACAAATCTGGTGGTACAACTCCCGCAGTTGCAGTGTTAGACTTTGGTTCAGAGAAAACGTCAAGTGATAGCACATTTACAATAACATTCCCCACATCAGCGGCTTCAAGCGCAATTATACGTGTTGGATAGAAAGGTTTAAAAGATGGCAAGTACTTATGAGAATGACCTCAGACTTCAAGAGATTGGCACAGGCGAGCAGTCTGGTACATGGGGTACGACCACAAACACAAACTTAGAGTTAATTGGTGAAGCACTTTCCTACAGCGCCACAGGCGAAGCAATAGCTAACGCAAGTACACACACTATAACAGTAGCAGATGGGGTAGCCGACGAAGCTCGTTGTTTCTACTTAAAATGCACAGGTGGCGGGCAAGCATGTACAGTTACACTTGCACCTAACTCACTGTCTAAAGTCTGGGTTATTGAGAACACAACTAGCTATACACTGACGTTCTCACAAGGGTCTGGCGCTAACGTCGCTATACTTGCAGGTCAAGTTAAGATGATAGCTACCGATGGCGCAGGGTCTGGCGCAGCAATTTATGACCTCATGCAAGACCTGGCTGTACCTGACTTGTTTGTAGATGATGATCTAACTTTGCAGTCTGACGCTGCGGTGCTGGGCTTTGGTGCAGATAAAGACGTAACTCTAACGCATGTAGCTGACACAGGGTTACTGTTAAACGCTGCTATGAAGGTACAGTTTAGAGACGCTGCTATTTCTATTAGTTCGAGTGCAGATGCTACATTAGATTTAGCGGCCGATGGTGACATAAACCTCACCGCTGGTGTAGACATTAATATCCCTGCTAACGTGGGTCTTACTTTTGGTAACGACGCAGAGAAGATAGAGGGTGATGGTACAGACCTCACTATTGCAGGTAACAACATTAATCTTACCGCTGTAGCAGATGTTGTCATCCCTGCTAACGTGGGCATCACCTTTGGGACTGGCGAGAAGATTGAAGGCGATAACACTGATCTGACCATAACTTCTGGGGCTAAAATTAACTTAGCTGCTACTTCAGATGTACACTTAGCCAATGACATAGGCATGGTGTTTGGAGATGCAGGTGAGAAGATAGAGGGTAACGGTACAGATTTAACTATTAATTCTTCTAATGATCTTCATCTTACTGCTACTACAGATATAAATATACCCGCCAACGTGGGTTTAACTTTCGGTGACGACGGAGAAAAAATAGAAGGTGATGGCACTAATCTTGCAATTAACTCTTCAGGCGATGTAAATATTACTGCTACAACTGTTGACCTTAACGGTAACTTAGAAGTTTCAGGCACAATTACACTGGGTTCTGGCGCAGTAATATCTGAAGCCGAACTAGAGTTGTTAGACGACGTCACTGCTGGTACAGCAATCGCTTCTAAAGTGGTTACTACCGATGCAAATATAGATACAACAGGGCAAAGAAACCTTACCATTACAGGTGAATTAGACGCCGCTACGTTAGACATTAGTGGAGCTATTGATGTTGCTGGTAATTCTGTTTTAGCTTCTGTCGATGTTACAGGTGTTGCAACAGCGGCTACGTTTGAACCAGATGGTGACACAGCCGCTGGAGATAATGCAGCTATAGGCTACACAAGTGCTGAAGGTTTAATACTAACAGGCCAAGGTTCAACTAATGACGTTACAATTAAGAATGACGCTGACGCTGATGTAATAGAAATACCTACTGGTACAACCAATGTAACTGTAGCTGGTAACTTGGGTGTAGGTGGTACTGTTACAGGTACAGGTACATCGGTATTTGCCTCACTAGACATCTCAGGTGACATAGACGTAGACGGTACTACTAACTTAGATGTTGTTGACATTGATGGCGCTGTAGATATGGCAAGCACTCTTGGTGTAACAGGTGTAGTAACAGCCAACGCAGGTGTAGTTGTAGATAACATTACAATAGATGGTAATGAGATAGACGTAAGCTCTGGCAACCTAATGTTAGACGTAGCAGGTTATATAGAGCTTAGTTCAGACGATGTTGGGGGAAGTGTCTATTTTTCTGATGGTGGTACAACTTATGGTAGGATATATAACAATAGCTCAAACTTAAAAATTAAATCACAAATTGGCGATAAAAGCATCGCTTTTGAAGGCGTAGATGGCAGTTTAGCAATTACAGCCCTTACGCTTGACATGTCAGCGGCAGGGGCAGCTACGTTTAACGATAAGATTACGGCAGTAGGTACATCTGTATTTACTAACTTAGACATCTCAGGTGACATAGACGTAGACGGCACAACTAACCTAGACATAGTAGACGTAGATGGTGCAGTTAACTTTGCAGCAGACGTAACCTTTGCAGATGGTTCAGATATTATTACTGCTTCAGCAGGTACATCTAACTTCAGAGCAGGTGTTAACGCAGGTAATTCAATACAATCTGGCGGTAACTACAACGTGGTTGTGGGTGACGAAGCTGGTACTGCAATCACGACTGGGGACAGCAACGTAGCTGTTGGGTATCTGGCAGGAACAGCAATAAACACAGGCGAAAAAAATAGTCTTATTGGAGAAAAGGCAGGTGATGCTTTAACTACTGGAAGCTCTAACGTAGCCGTAGGACGAACAGCTTTAAGTACAGACACACTAGGAAGTTGTAGTGTTGCTATTGGTCGTAACGCTCTTATAGCACAAAACTTCACCACCGCAACGGACTCTTTTAATACGGCAGTTGGAGACAGAGCAGGTGCAGCAGTAACCACAGGCACTCAAAATACCCTCATAGGTGGTCTAGCTGGCGATGCTCAAACCACTTCTTCTGGGAACACGGCTTTAGGTTATGCTGCTTTAACTGATAATGTTCTTGGTAGTAACTCTGTAGCTATTGGTAGAAATGCTCTTAATGGTCAAGCACCTTCTACCGCTACTGATATGTATAACGTAGCAGTAGGAAACAATGCTGGCGAGGCAATAACCACAGGCACACTTAACACTTTTATGGGTGGTCTAGCTGGTGATGCACTTACGGATGCTGACTCTAATGTAGCAATAGGTACGCATACTCTTTCCTCAGATACGTTGGGGAGTAAAACTACAGCAGTTGGTCAAGCAGCATTATATGCTCAAAACTTTACGACTGCTACAGATACTTTTAATACAGCAGTAGGATACCACGCAGGTGTATCAGTAACCACAGGCATTCGAAACACCCTAATCGGTGGACTTGCAGGTGATGCTTTAACGGATGCTGACTTTAATGTAGCAATTGGTTCTCATGCTTTAACTTCTGATACTTTAGGTAGCAAATCAATTGCTATCGGTCATTCGGCTCTTGAAAATCAAAACTTTACATCAGCTACTGAAACTTATAATGTTGCGATTGGTGATAATGCAGGAGTAGCAGTAACCACAGGCACTCACAACACCCTAATTGGTGGCCTAGCTGGTGATGCAATTACGACTGGTGGTAGTAATGTTGCAATGGGTGCTTATGCTTTAAGTGCTAATACGACAGCAGGAAGTAATACTGCTTTGGGTTTCTCTGCAATGGAAGCTAATACTACTGGAGGTACTAACACCGCTGTTGGTTGGAGTGCTTTAAAAACTAACACGACAGCTAGCAACAACACGGCAGTTGGATATAACGCACTAGTAGCTAACACCACAGGCTCTGAAAATTCAGCATTGGGTCAAGGTGCATTAGATGCTAACACTACTGGTTCATCAAATACAGCAGT